AGATAGATGAAATGAGGAATCATGAAGAAAATAATTACTATAACTGCACTGCTTTTGTCTGCCTGTGGTGGCTCTGGTGAGCAAAGTACCACCACGACCGAGGCCATAAAGCCAGTCACCATCGCCGCTGTTGGGGACATCTCCTGTAGCCAGTCTCAGCGCAAGAGCGGTAAGTACCTCTGTGAGGACGACAGGGTGGCCGACATCGTCCGCCAGCAGAATCCAGACCATCTCTTCCTTCTTGGCGATATCCAGTACCACAGCCATACTGTCAAGAACTTCAGGGAGAACTTCGCCCTCATCTGGGCTGACCTTCTTGATATCTCTAAGCCTATTCCTGGGAACCACGAGTATGTAGAGCGTGGAGCCAAGGGCTACTACGCCATATGGACAAAGTATCCCAATCCTGGGTACTACTCCTTTGAACTGAACGAGGACTGGATGGTTGTCGCCCTCAATACCAACGACAACTGTTCCGACCTCCCCTGCAAGAAGGGGTCCGAGCAATACAGATGGCTTGAGGCTCAGTTGACGCAAAATCCAGACAAGTGCGTCATTGCGATGGCACACCACCCCCGATTCTCCTCAGGGGCACATGGCTCTTCTGCATCCGTCAAGGACGCATACGACCTGATGACAAAGTACGGAGTTGTCATGCTTCTGAGCGGTCACGACCATCATTACGAGCGCTTCAATACCAGCCCCAAGCAATTTGTGGTCGGCACTGGCGGTAAGGATGTCCGTCGTGTGGGCAAGATTGAGAATTCCGTGTTCTCCTACAACAAGGGGAGCGGCGCCCTTTTCCTTGAGATTTATGGAAAAACGGTGTCTACTGAGTTCATTACCGTTGAAGGTAATGTTCTGGACACAGATGTGACTACCTGCTCAAAGTAGGTGTCTCGCCGCTGAAGCATATATGGCTATGCACCCGCCTTGTAAGCGGGAGATAGTGGGTTCAAATCCCACCAGCGGCTCTAATCCATAGGCGGTAATTTCACCTTGGTTTCTATGAGTCTAATTGAATTTGTCCAACTGGAAGCCAGTTGTGAGCCAAGTTCAGTTACTTGGTCACCCCCATAGATAAAGCCACCCCAGTTGCCAGCGACATTGACGATGTCGGCAACATTGATGAGTTTCGTGGCCACCCTCTTTCTGCGGTGCTGTTCAGCGACATAAATCTGCTCAATCTTGGGGTCACCCATTCCCCACCTGATTGCCGCCGCCCTGCTGGATAGTTCTACGCCAGTCTTCAAGAACTCTTGCTGCTCTATGACGGTTCCGTCTGCATACATATCATTGGCAAAGCCTATGAGTGTCTGTTTCGGCGGGTACTCTCCGTATTCCCTGACCAGGAGATACCACATTGACGGAGCATCTGGGAGATGCTCTTTCGGCACATGAACGAGCAGTTTTCCTCTGTCATCAAGAGAGGTGTATGACCATGGTTCGTCATTGGTCGGCTTTACTGGAGAGCGAGATAGTGATGGTTTTTCTCTCTCGTCGTTTGAGAATGAGTACGCCTCAAACCATTCAGCGTTTAACCGAGAAGCCTGCCAAAACCATAGAGTGACAAACTTGCCCATTGGGGCATATTAGGGGATGGCTGGATACCTGGCGATAAGTTCCCAGGCAGTCGGGTCAGTGCTTGGCCTATAAGCGATTGTTACTGTTGCCGAAGCAAGAGTGTAGTCAATCTCGTCAAAGTCTCCTGCCGTACCCTCAATCCAAAGGGCAAGGTAGTCGCGTGGACCCATAAGACCCTCTGAAAGGACTACGTTTTTATGCGTCTGAGTCACATCGCCAGAGGGAACGGTCAACCTTACGGTCTCGCTCACGGTGCTAATAACACCAGACTCAGCAATGGTCACGACTGGCTTTTCGCTGTCACCGAACACTCCGAAAAGAGGAAAGGCCTGCTCGGACAGGGGGTTCTCCTCGGTTGGTGTTGGATGGGCAACGACAGCGTATAGAGACCACACTCTTGCTAGTTCCACGGAGCCAGCCGCCTCTGCGTTCACGGCAAACGAGACCGACTCAATCTGTACTTTTTGCGGGAAAGAGATGAGCCTATAATTGCTCGGGCTTGTCTCAAGATTGTCAATTTGGATGGTCATTAAATGGCTCACGATTAACCTCCGTGTCTGCCGCCATTGTACATTACGGGCGGAGGGGGTGCGGAAGGTTGCAAGCCTGGATTTCACGGGCTAGAGTGCTGGGACCAGGAAGGGTGGCAGAGTGGCCGAATGCGTCTGTCTTGAAAACAGAATCAGGTGTGAGCCTGACGGGGGTTCAAATCCCTCCCCTTCCGCTGGGTGGTGGCGTTGTGCGTCCGAACAATAAACGGCGTCACCACCCTTTGACCGAGTGGCGGAACTGGCAGACGCGCAGGGTTTAGGTCCCTGTACCGTAAGGTGTGAGGGTTCAAGTCCCTCCTTGGTCACAAAGCGAGGATACATGTCGTACAACTATGTACAGGCCTTCAAGGAGGGCCATTATTACAACGAGATTGTTGCTGGCTACCTGCGTTCGCATGGAATCAATTGTGTTGCCCCAGAACTAAAGATAGCCCAAAACTCTCAAGAAGTAAAAGAAATGACTCTTTCCGAGAAGGACGTTGTTATAAGCGCTTCTGGAAGCGTCATTGAAGTCAAGTCCAATAGGAGGGAGTTCTTCTGGGAGCCATCAGCATTCCCCTACAAGAGCATCATTGTTGACACTGTGAGTAGTTACGAGAGCAAAGAGGTCAAGCCCATTGCGTATGTCTTTGTCAGCCGCACAAATGGCGCGATGGTAACTATTGGTTCTTCTACATTCAAGAAATGGAAGAAAGTCAGTCTTTATGATAAGTATCAAGAAATTACTGACGACTTCTATCTTGCTGACAAATCTGAAATCAGGCCGATATCCGACCTCGTCCGACACATTCTTGATGGTCAAAACACAACCAACAACCGTGGACGCAATAGCGGTAGGTTGATAAAGTAAAAATCTCGCCCTCGTGGCGCAGTGGATAGCGCAACGGACTTCTAATCCGCAGGTCGCAGGTTCAAATCCTGCCGAGGGCACTACTTGGCGAGTTTCTTGCCTTCAGGGGAAACCCTGATTGACCGCGCAATGCGTGGATTCATCTCAATGTATCCTTGACGAAGACATTGCTTGACAACCTTGTGGATTGTGGCAGAGGACGACAATCCAATCTCAGGACCAATTTCACGCATGTTGGGCGGATAGCCGTTCTGCTTGGTGTATTCCATTACAAAGCGGACAATCTTCTTGAACTTCTCTTCTTGGGTCATTTTGCCAATCCCTGATTTCTCTTGTTCCTCTTGGAAGCGGCGTCCATGGCTCGCTTTCTGATGTCTTGTGCAGCGACAGCAAAATTGTATTCCGCACCCCAGATTGCGGTGGGGTGAAGCCCCAGATGCTCGGCAATCTGCTCAGCACGGAGAAGGGTGACTCCAACCTTTTCCCATCTGAGAAAGGCACCCCTGCCAAAACCACACGCCTCAGCAATTTCGTAAACGCCTATCTCATCCCCATCAAAGAGGTCATAGACGGGCTGGAGTGAGAGGACTGGCTCTGGGTATTCGTTGTTCCTACCCACGCTTCCTCCCAAAAAATGCTCCGACCAGCAGACCCATTACTGAGCCGATGATGATGCCGACGGTATAGAAGTACCAGTCATTCTTCATTTTTTGCCTCCTTAACAGCCTTGGTGAAAGCGTCACCATCTAGAACAAATTCTGGGATGTGGATGTTATTGCGTATCTCAAGTAGCGCATTAATAACATCCCACACCTCCAGCAATGTCAGTCCACTGGTAGACCTATCATGGAGTTCCTTGATGTAGTCGTCCAGAGGGCTGAGGATTTCCATTACTTGGAATCTTTCCACAGCGGGTCAAGTTCAATGCCGTACAACTTGCGGAAATCCGAATAGATGGCCTTGATTGCCTTCGGTGTTCCGTGCGTCGTGTAAATGCGCTGTTCCTTGTTGGGTGGGTAAATCTTGAAGCAGTTCTTCAGGTGGACAACTCTGAATCCGAGTTTCTCAATCTCCCTGAAGAGAGCCTGCACTTCTTTGCTTCCGTGGTTCCTTGCCATAGTGACTGGCATGGTAACTGGTTGTGGGAAAAAGACAACCCCCTGGCGAACAAATTTTCTCGCCAGGGGGTCGTCTCCGACAGTCTTACTTTTTCAGCCAGACAAAAAAGCGAGTGAAGATTCCAGCCTGATTCTTGCGGAGTTTGTCGGCATTGAAGGACAGCGTCTCAACGATGTCATCCTCAATCTCGGCAACCTTCCGTGCAGGAGCCTTCTTGGTAGGCGCCTTCTTGGCGGGAGCCTTCTTCTTTGCTGGAGAGGTCTTGCTCGCAGCCTTCTTCGCTGGCGCCGCCTTTTTGGTGGTCGCCTTCTTGGAAGAAGCCTTCTTCGCAGGAGCCTTCTTTGCTGTCTTCTTAACTGGTTTATTTGCCATACGGTCATCCTAGCGGCTACTTGGTCGTTTCGCAAGAACCGCCAGCAGGGATATGTATGAAGTATGCTGAAAAGAGTGGAAGAATACGTTGAAGACCTAAGAAAATTAGCACTTGCCTTGACATCTGCTCAGATGGCCAAGTCTGTTTTCGTGTCCGAGGAGGGAATCGGGGAGGACATCGCTTTCAACTTTTTCTTCTGGAAAGAGAATAAAGTCGCCCTCATCATGCAACTAAATAAGGAACTGATGGGGCTTGACCATAGGCAAAGATTTATTGTCTGCGCCGACCTATGCCTAGCCATCAGGCAGTATTGGGGAGTGGACGCCATAACCATGGTGGCAGAGGGGTACTGCTCCCAGGACCCCGAAAAGACAAAAGGCCTAGAATTGGCAAGAGAATTCCCTAAGCCAGACTCCAAGGTCATGGAGTGCATAACCATCACCCACGCTGAATATGGCCCCAAACCCGAGCCAAACATCCAACTAATGGCCTGCCCCTATGAGTACAAGCAGGGTCGCATCGTGGAGTTCCATGACCCAATCTACTATTCCGAGGGTGGCGGCAATATCCTGCGAGACAAAAAATACCCCGCAATGCTGGCAAAAGCACTCCAAAATGAAGTCCTTCCCAGTACTGACAAACTCAAAGATGAGATTTTGGATGAATTCCACGAAAGAGGAATATTCTCGCAGGACTTTGGGTTATGAGTAATTGGCATTCTAATAGAAGCAGTGGTCCTGAAAAACTATTTGATGGCGTGTCAATAATTCGCGCCGACAGAATGCCATGCCCAGTCTGTGGTCATCCAACTGGGGATTGCACTGGAGACACTCCGCCCCCAAAGAAAATCGCAGGTATGGGTGGCGTGTATTCCGACCAAAAAGAAGTAGGCAAGATTCTTGTGGAAGAGGACATCAAAGAAGAGCGACAGATAACTCCGTTCTACAAAACGACAGTAGTTATCCACAGGAAAGGTTCGTACATCACGAAGGAAGAAGCAGAGAAGTTCGGACTTCTTTAGACGCTTTCAGTATTTGATGCTAGGGTATCATCGTAGACCCTAAGAGTTTGCGATTAAGAAAGAGACGCCCATGTCATCCCTGTCACCTGATTTCCTTTCCTCATATTCCCAGAAAGTTGTGCCGTGGGGCTTCAACGGAATGGGAGAGACTGTTTTCCTCCGCACATACAGCCGCCAGAAAGAGAATGGTGACAACGAAACCTTCGTGGAGACTCTTGCTCGCGTCATCAATGGGGCAAATGACATTGGTGCCGAACTCACCACCGAAGAGGCCGAGAAACTGTTTGACCACTGCTTCAACCTGCGTTGCCTTCCGTCTGGTCGCTCTCTCTGGCAGTTGGGAACCCCCCTCGTCAAGAAGTTCAATGCCACATCGCTGAACAACTGCTATTTCACCAACATTGAGAAGGTTGAGGATTTTGAACTCCTCTTTGACTACCTCATGCTCGGTGGTGGGGTTGGCTTCTCGGTAGAGCGCTCCAAGATTCACGAACTGCCGAAAGTGAAGTCTGGTGTTTCCATCGTCCATGAGCGGACCAATGATGCCGACATTATCGTTCCCGATTCCCGCACTGGATGGCGTCGCTTGCTCCACAGCGTCCTGAAGTCGTACTTTGATACTGGGAAGTCTTTCTCCTACTCCACGATTCTCATTCGTGAGTTCGGTGCCCCACTGAAGACCTTTGGTGGTACTGCTTCTGGTCCTGGGGCGCTCATTGATGGAGTGACCGACATTTGCAAGGTTCTTGAGAACCGTGCTGGCAAGAAACTCCGCTCCATTGATGTGCTGGATATCTGCAACATCATCGGTCGCATCGTCGTGTCTGGCTCTTCTCGTCGTTCAGCGCAAATTGCCATCGGTGACCCCGACGATGTTCTTTTCCTTCGTGCAAAGAACTGGTCGTCTGGCAACGTCCCCGCCTATCGCGCCAACTCCAACAACAGCATCTATGCCGACCACTATGACGAAATCATGTCTGAACTCTGGAAGGGTTATGACGGAACTGGTGAGCCCTACGGTCTTGTAAATCGTCGCCTTGCTCGCACCTTCGGTCGTCTTGGCGAGAAGAAGCAGGATGACTCAATTGAGGGATTCAACCCGTGTGCCGAGATTGGTCTTGCCGATGGTGAGTCGTGCAACCTCGCAACAATCTTCCTCCCGAATGTGGAGTCCAGGGAGCAGTTGCTGGAGATTTCCTACCTTCTCTACCGAGTCCAGAAGAGCATCACCCGCATGGAGTACCCATACGAGAAGACGACTAACATCGTGCGTAAGAACGCTCGCCTTGGTCAGTCGGTGACTGGCATCCTTCAGGCTTCTGAGGAGCAGGTCTCTTGGCTTGACGAGGCGTACATTGCTCTCCGCAAGGAGGACGCAGCGTGGTCGTCAATGAAGGGGTGGCCAAAGTCGGTGCGCCTGACCACTGTTCAGCCTTCTGGCACTCTCTCGCTCCTCCCTGGAGTAACCCCAGGTATCCACCCTGCCTATGCGCGCTACTACATCCGTCGCGTGCGTTTCGGTGCCGCCGACCCGCTGGTTGATGCGTGCCGTAAGCGTGGATACAAGGTTCAGTGGGACATTGGGCTTGATGGGCGTGAGGACCACACCCGTTATGTGGTGGAGTTCCCCTGCAAGTCGCCTGACAATGCCGTTCTGGCATCGGAGATGACCGCTGTTGACCAGTTGGAGTGGGTCAAGAAGATGCAGACCATCTGGGCGGACAATGCCGTTTCTGTGACCGTCTACTACCGCAAGGAAGAACTGCCAGAAATCAAGCAGTGGCTCTCGGAGAACTACGACACGAGCGTGAAGTCTGTTTCGTTCCTCCTGCACACTGACCACAATTTCCCGCTTCCTCCTTACGAGGAGTGCTCGGAGGAGGAGTACCAGAAGATGCTCGCCAAGGTTGATTTCAGCGTTCCGCTGTACGTCCCCAAGGGTGGGGATGACCTGGACCTTGATAACTGCGCAACTGGGGCTTGCCCAGTCAGGTAATCAGTGCTCTTTGAGCAGACCGTCTCGGATTACCCACAACTTGCAGATTGCTGAGGGGGAAATATCTCCCTCAACAATCTCGCATTTGCGGCCACCGAGGAAAAAGACGCAGTTTGAGCAGACCATTCCCTGCTTGCCGAACGGGGAATTGTCCACATAGTGGGCGCCGTCAGACTTGACTCCCTTGTTCCATTGACCAAACTTCTTCGCCACCTCTTCAAAGAGATTGTAGAGTTCAACTTCTCTTTTCTTCAGGCCGTCAATATTGTCAGACATTGTCACCCTTTTGCCACGACTTGACGACACCATCTGGGATGACGGCAAACCTGCACTTGCCTTCTGGGGCAACTGGCAGAGCAATGATTCTGCACTGGTCTCCTCCCTGATAAAGCACGCAGTTATCGCACTTCACCCCGATACGGGCATCCTCGTTGCTGGATGGCTCTTCATATCCAGCCCATATGCCAGTTCCATCCTGGTTGAACTTGCCGTACTTCTGGGCGATTGTAACGAGCGCGTTGGCTAAGTCTCTCTCGTCATCCGAAAGTTTGATTTCTGGCTTTCTTACCTCAACACGCATTCCAGACAGAATCATGTTGATAAGGGGGTGCATTTTCTCTGACATTACTTCTTTTTCTTTCTTTTTTCGTAACGCTCAAGCATGCGCCTACCCTTGGCTGCAAGTGCCGCAGCATCCTCTGCATTTTGCGGAACTGGTTCACCCCACGCTGCTGCCGACAGGGCAAGCCTAGTTGGGCGTCCTTTCTCGTCCTTCATTGGCCCAGAGGGGTTTGTAAAGAACCTGGTCAAGAAGGAGCCCTTGCGTCGCAGTTTCTCTGGCGTATCTGCTGGACCCATTACCCCTGGCTTGAGATTTGCCCCTTCTGTTCTCTTGAAGAACTTTCTTCCAGCGGCAGTTAGCCCACCCTTAGGGTCCTTGAGTCTTGCTCTTTTGTAGTGGACGATATCTGTCTCTCTGGCAATGGCCCTTTTCATTCCAGGCTCACCGAGTTGACCAATGGCAAGCCATTTGACTTGGGCGATTAGTGCTGGAACGGAAGTGTCTCTTGAGTGTCTTGCAATCCACGCATCTCTTAGGTCAAGCACCTTTACTTGCTCTGGAGTCATGGCATACCCGTCTTGCTCTACAATCTCCATGAGGACATTGAAGACATAGTCGCCAGCAGTTCCGCTTGACTTCTCCCATAGTTCTGGATAATGGGTTTTCAGTTCAACAGCGTAAGATGGGTCAAATACTGCCGACCCTCTATTGTGGATGTAAAACTCGTCAATCATTTTTCTCGTTCCGCAATTTTTTCTTGGAGCCAATGTATTCAGAAACCATAGAGTTCAGTAACTCATACTCCTCTTTTGAGTCCTCAGGGAGCGGGCCATATACAGACTCCCAGGCTTCCTCGTGAGGCATGAACTTTTTTAGTTTTTCATATTTTGCTAGATTTTCTAGATACTTATTTCTAGATGCTTCCATTTCCATAACACGCATCATGAAATCATATTCTGATTCATTAGTTCTTTTTTGTGGGAGCATTTCAGTCTTCTTCGTAATTCTCTTCGCGTTTTTTCTTTTTGGGCAATCTAATACCGTTGTCTATTGCCCAGTCCTCAAAGTCGTCTGGAACGCCTTTTGAGTGTGCAGCGTATCTTAGGTACTCTTCAATTGACTCGTCGCCATCTTCTGGATTGTAACCCATACAACAATCATAGCCCATACGACAATCACCCCCAGCCAATTAAGACTGGGGGTGATTGCCTCCCAAGGTAGCGGGAGAACTAATAGTATTTTATCATCTATTGATTCTACCCTATATCAACTATTAAATGAATCCTATCTATATTTGAGTTGTTCTCAATGGAGTGATACCTATCGGTATTGTCAATGACCCACACTTCCCCGTATGGGATGTGCATCAATTCATTGCCAACAGTGAATACACATCCAGGACTGGTTACTACTGGGACGTGTATGCGATGAGTTTTCTTGCTTATTGTTCCAACGTCCTTGTGTCTTGGTATTTTTCCCCCAGCCCTAAGTCGGGCAAAAAAAGCGCGTTTTATATCGCTTTCCCCGTATTTGGTAATGCCAAGACCTGCGACCTCATCAATATATTTGCTGAATATAGACATGTGTTCGTGTTCTTCCTAGGAGGCGACGGTGTCTACTTTGCCCCACAGGAGTGGAATTGTGTCCGTGTTGGCGCTTGCTGCTCCACCGCGATTCTTTCTTTCTTTGAACCCCAACCATTCCTCATTGGTTATTTTTTCCACATGTTCACGGAGGGATTCAATGCTTTCCAGTATTCCCAGTGGTACAAAACTCATTTCCTCATTCATATACACCGCCCAAAAGGAAAAACCCCACCCTCCGAAGAGAGTGGGGTTTCCCCTAACTAGATTGGCTAGTTGACTATCAGGCCTCTGGAGCCGCGTCAAACGTCACCTTCACGAAGGCCTCTGGGCGCTTCACCGCGAGGGCAAGGCGCTGCTCGGCCAGGATGACAATGGCGTTGCGGACGAAGAAGTCCGAGTGCTGCTCTGAGATGCGGATGCTGGCCTGCTCACGGTCGTAGAGTTGCGCACCCGTACCGAAGGCACCGACGAGAGCGGTACCCTCAGGGATGGCTGGGGTCTCAACGACTGGCAGACGCCAGACTCGCGGCTCACCACCGAGGGCGACGGATACAGCGACCAGGTACTGGCCCTGTGAGTCCTTCGTCAACTCAATGTCTTCCCAGTCGTTCGGGTGGAGAACCACACCGCTCGGCTCGTAGTAAGCGAGGAAGGACAGCGTTGCCGCACGACGAATCGCATCAGCCTTGGTGTCGGGCACTGGGGTAACAGCGCCAGCCGACCAGTCATAGGTCTGGATGCCAGAGGTCTCAAGGACGCCAGTGAGGTTCTCACCAGTACCGTCGCCCGACAGAATCTGCGCATCCTCCTGGAGACGGAGGCCGTACATGAGTTCGTTGTCAATGATGCTGCGGAGTTGCGGCTCATCGGCAAGCACGTTGCGGTGAGCAGCCTCCCAGTGCGCGATGGTGCGCACTGGAGCCTGGTGGCCCTCAAAGACCATTGACGACTGCGGCTTGGCAGCGAAGTTTCCACCTGAACGCTCAGCGACGGTCGCCGCGTTGTTGGTGCCACCGCCAGTCGTGGTGAAACCAAGCATGCGGAAGTACTCAATCACGGCAGCGGTCGTCGTGCGGGTCGGGAAGAGGTCACGGACTCTCTTGACTCGCATCGGCGGCACCACGATTGGGTCACGCTGAATGGTACCGAACTCGCCAGGCGTACCCGACGGGAGGGCTGAGTAGACATCCTTCACGCGGTAGGCACCAGCAGTGGTGAGCGAAGCGCCGACCTGGAAAGGTGAAGGCATGTTCGCGCCATTGCGGCCACCCTGGAGGGACTTGAACTCGGCTGAATCCAGGAAGAGTTGACCGATTGTCTGCTGTGAGCCGAGGCCCTTCAGCGAGTAACCAGCAGCAGCGGCAGCGGCAACTGAATCGGCAGGAGCAGAGGTGCCCCACTCTTGAACCTGCGTGAAGGCCTCAAGACCCTCAATGAGGCCCTTGATTTCCTTGATGTCCTGCATGTTCTTGTCAAACGCTGACTTCTGCTCTGCAGAGACGACAACGGTGCCGTCCTGAATCTGGAATGAGTCTGCAATGGCCTTGTTGTCCGCCATCTTCTGGCGGAGCGCACCCTGCAACTCGTTGAGTCTTGACTTATCTGTCATTTGATTTGTCTCCTTAAAGACGTTTTGGGTTGGATGTGTTTTGACTGGCCTAGGTAAGCACCCAGCCCTATTGGAAATAATAACTTACTCACCAGTTCCGCAGTGCAACATTTAGGACTTTATGGGTATTGCACTTATTTTTATAACTCTTGCTGCTATCAGTTCATCCCTTCTTGGAGGCAACTCCAGATAACTGCTTGTCACGACCATTGGCGTCTTTCTCCCACTGGTCGGCTCGGCTCTTTCCCTTAGCAAAATCCTCAAATTTGGGCCTATCAAAGATTTCCATGGCTTTGCCAGGAACCTTTCGGGCAATGAGTTTCGGCACCCCATCGTCGGAATCATTGTCCCAAAGATAGAACTCGTCCATTAGTCCTTCACCGAAGGCCTCGGAAATTGAGTACGGAATGATTCCAGCCATCTTTCTGGCAAGCCTCACTGGTGTTTGCTGGGTGCTGGTTTGCGCCCTTCTTGTTGCCCGTCTTTCGGCAACATCGTCTGAGGCATAAACGAAATGACCAACAGTCCTGTACCCGCTCCTCTTGGCGCCGCGAAGATGCTCCGTTCTTCTGCCAGTTCCCTGAACTATCACGTCCATCCCTTCGGACACCGCATCTTTAATGATTTTGTCCGTGGCTACTCTTGATGTGTTGTGCACCGCCTCAATACCGCGCCCATCGTTAAATCCTGGTATTCCGAGTTTGACGAAATCTGGGTCAACATGGGCAGCCTCATCGTCGTTCGGTATTAGGCCGTTGGCCTGAAGGTGCTTTTCAACAACAGTTCCCTTTCCAGAACCAACCGTTCCACCAATGAAATATGTGGTTTTCTGCCCTGGCTTATTGCGGTGTTCTGGGCGAACCCTTCCGAGGATTATTCTCCCCATTGCCCTTCCGCCGAGTTCAGCATATGGATTTGCTTTTGTAGCCTTTGGATTATCAGTAGGCGGAGTAGTTGAAGAACGAAGGCCAGCAGGCTTTGACATTGAACGAGCAATAGAGGCTCTTTCCTTGGGACTCAACTCAGCGATGGCATCAATTGAGGGGCCGAATCTGTCCTCTCTCTCCTGCTCGGACATTGAGTGATACCACTCTTCTGCTGGCGCTCGCCTCTGCTTTTTACCAGCGATGACGCCTACTGCTTTTTGAATTTTTCCCGTAACGGCAGGTCTCTGAAACGGCGTGTTGTCCTGAAGTATTCCGTCTCCATCACCATCTTCAGCCTTGGGGTCAAACCTGGCAGAAACATTCCTCAAAGTTCTGCCCAGGCCCTTGTAGTCGTGAAGTTCTTCAGCGAGTGACTTCTTTCGTGTTCTGGAAGAATCTTTTAGAACGGTTCTCACGGCTCTGGTAAAAGCCTGCTGCTGGTGCCTTCTTCCTAGTGGTGTTGTGCCAGCAAGGCGGTCATAGTCGCTCATATTTGTGCATGGCATCCATACAAGTTTTCCACTTTTGCTTACTCTTCTTGATACCCCGATGCAGCCCATTTGGCGCGAGCGCTTCCTAGCCGACTCAATGTCAGTGAAAACATCCATATCCTCATCTCTAGGGGAATATGGAGCCTGGATTGCCTTGACCGACATGCCACGGGATTCAATAGAAGCGGTTGCTATTGGGGCGGAAACAAGACCCCCAGATGGAAGAGTGTCAATGCCAAGAACACCTCTTTCGCGCAACTTCTGGAAGCCACTGCGACGCTTTTTGCCTTTCTTCTTTCTTCTTGAATTCCAGTTCTCAATATCATCTTGAGTAATCCTAGAAACCCCAGCCTTGCGCATCATGGCGTCTTTGTACTCTGTGAACGAAGAACATGGCATCCATTCTCCGTGTTCACCAACATGGGCGCCAGAACAGCCGAGTTCAGAAGCAGCACGAAGTGCTTTTGCTTGAAGCGCTGGCTCCGACGACATAATTACTTCGCAGAAGGGTATAGAGGATAGATGTCTTCGTTCCAATCATCTGGGACGATATTGTTCAGTTTCATGGCTGCTTGCTGAGCGTCATATGGATTTCCATAGCGCTTCTGATATAGACGCGCCTCTTCCAGGTCATCATCCCACTTCACTTCAAGAGTTGAGAATGGTCTATCCCACTTATCGGTACGTGTCATCTCTTGTTCAGCAGAAATTATTCCGTCCTGAAACTCTTTGCGTTTTGTGCGGCTTATCGTAAATGGCGGATAATCAAGAAGTATTGATAACTCCTTGTGCTTGCCGTGGAAGGCGGCCATCTGCTCTTCCGTAGCATTTGGCGGAGTGGCCCATTCGCTCTTGTAAATTGTGTTGTTTTCTTCCATGTCCATACCTTAGCACTACTGTCAATTAGCCGTAATTTTGGATAATCCACTGACGACGAGCAATGAGTTTACGAATCAATTCGGCCCTCTCATTGGGGTCTGAAATCGCATCAGAAACCATTTGTGTAATCATCTGGTCGGTGATTTTCTTCAAGTCGTCAACTTGTTGCTTAATTTCTTGAGGAGTGATATCTCTGAGAATACCCGCGCCTCCTGGGTTGAAGTTCGGGTCTCTAAGTGTCTCCATCTCCCTGGCTTCATCACCGAACTGGGTTCCCTTGGGGGCGCCCTGGGCCCTGTAGTTCAATGAGCCACCATGGTCAATTCTAACGGCACGGCCCTGACCGTCGTTCTTGATATTTCCAGAGTTGGCAAAGGCATCCCAGTTGCCGAGCCATGCATCGGCAACATATCCTCTTCTCATTGCCATTCTTTCACCAAGGGTATTGCCAGACATTGGGCCAGACCCAGGAACCCATTCGGAAACTACCTGTACTTGCCCATTGTCATTGCCAATATCAACGCGCGATGCTGGAACATTGAGCGCTCGGTACAGTGCTGATGCAAGAACTTCGTTTTCAACGTGGGACTGAGAGCGTCCCTGCTTTACATAATACTTCTTGCCATCTGGTGCGGTGTACTGACCGCCAGGATTTGAGCCAAGTTGTCCACCAGTTTTTGTCCATCCAGAAGTATCAATAACTTTTGCGCTTGAACTGCCTTTGGCGGCCTTGGGGGTCTTGGGGGTCTTTTGCTTCTTTGGTTCCGCTCCGCTGACAATTCCAGCCTGCGCGTCTCTTACGATTCTCTGACCCTGCTCGTTGGTTAGCGGCTTATTGACGGCAATAATCGCGCCTCTGTTGTGAACAACGAGAGGTCCACCGCTTTCCATATCAATAGCGTCATAGCCTAGAACTGGCGCCCAATAGTTCATGTCGTGAGCAAACATTTTGCCGACATGCTGCATTGCTACCCAAATATCTTCCGAGTCTTTTCCTGATGACTTCCCGTAATTGTCAATTAACTGCCTATAGACCTGCCCAAGCGGCGTGTCCCAATCGGCATCCGTTACCCTGCCCTCAAGGTGTTGGAGCAAGCCAGTAACATAATCTTTCGGGTCTGTTTTTTCCGCTTCTCCCTCTGGGAATCCAGCATCATAGGCTCTGATGGCATCTTTTATCTTTCGGCCATCTTCAACAATTCTGTCAAGTTCAGACCTCTTAACGACCCTCGCTGATGGAGAAACGAATGCAAGCATTCTCGCGTCTCCGAAAGAACTGCTCCATGAAAAACTGTCACCCTCAAAAGCCCAGTATTCACCAATGCCATATGCTGAACCACCCTGTCCAGGAATGAATCTGTCTTCATCGGTTAGATAAGCGTCAACAAATCCAGTGTCATTGCCAACACCCCTGTTGATAGGTCTCCATCCAGCGGTGACAAGCATTTCAACCTGGTCTTCTCTGATTTGGGTTGGCAGGCCGTTCTGCTCCATGTTTTCCCAAATCAACAAAAGACTTTCGTTCGTAACCTTGCCAATTCTCTTGGATTCGGTTTTCTCTCCGCGCTTAAACCTAGACAGTTCGCCCTCAATGAACGCCATTCTTGATGTCCACTCGGGAGTAACCTTGACCTTGAGGTCTGCTGGCTTGTCTCCAGTTACGCTCAAGGGATGCTTCAGTCTTCCTGACTGATTTCTTCCAGCAATCTTTCCTGCTGTTTCTTGACCCCTGAGTCGTCCAGCAATCTCACGCCTTGCTCTTCTGATGCGGCGAGCAATACCCTTCTTCTCGGCTTCGGCTTGTCCAGCGGTTCGCCCGACTCCAGCCTTACGTGCTTTGCGTCTTTCGCGGCGCGCAACTCTCTTTGGATTTGGGTCAAGAAGTCTTCTTGAAAGACCTTCAAGTCTTTCGCTAGTTCTTTTCTTGACTTTTGCTTTTTCTCCAGTTTCAAGAGTCTCTTCGGCAACATATTTCTTTGCACGCCCACTCTTGCCGTAGTATGTGGAATCAACTCTTCCCATTGTTGGGAATGTTCCTTCAATCTTCGTTCCAGAATCCTTGCCCTTTCCAAGCGCAGCCTCTTTGGACGGTGGATGAAGATGCTCAAGCATTTCATGCGAATCGTTTTTCTGCATGTTCCTGATTGTGCGCAGGTCGTCAAACTGGCGATAAAAAGTTTGGAACGCCTTGTCGTTCTCGGCAAGTTTTTTATCCCTATCTGGGCCTGGCGCCATATCACTCATTATTCTGGTGATTGAATCGCGTTCCTGTTCCTGAATTTCGGCCTGCAGAACAACCATAAATTCATCGGTAAAGTCGCTGTCGCGTGAAATGCCTGGGTATTGCTTTTTTGTCTTCGGATTTGTGAGCCAGGCATCCCAAAGACCACTTTTCTTAAAGATGCCTTGCAGTTTCTGCTTTCTCTTTTCAAGGTTTTGAACTACTGCGCTTCTCTGCTCTTGCGTCATTGATGCCCATGCTGAGCCGTCTTTTGCATCAACTCTGTCAACACCAGCAGTAGCCCGTGTTTTCTTTTTAGTCTTTGGCGTCTTTGTGCGTGAACGCATTCCAGTCTCAACGGTGCCTCTCTCCATTCTGGAGCGAAGACCAGCGGCTGGGCGCGTTCCTCTTCTTGGCGCGGCATCAATTTCTTCGGATGCTGCTGGCTTGGTTGTGCTTCTTAGTGAAGTACGCTGCGGCTTTCCACGACCTTCCGCTTGCTGCATCTGCTGTCTGCGGCTCTGCTCATTCCATGCGCGAGTCGCCGCTCTGGTGTTGACTTTGCCGCCAGTTGACCTGTCATTGACACCTGGAATTGCTGGACGCTGGAATGGAGTGCTGTCCTGAACGATGCCGTCGCCATCTCCGTCCCAGGCATTGGGGTCAAATCTTGAAGTTATTGCTCTTCCGATTCTGCGGGCGCTTCTGGTGCCACCGCCGCCTCCGCCGATTGCGCGACCGAGAGCCTTCTCCTCTGTCTTAAAGAAGTCTCCGACCTTTCTGCGCTCACCCTGTTGAACAATTGTCTTGAGAGCCTTTACTCCCAGTCTGCGCTCAAAAGAAGTGCTGACAGCCGACTCAATTCTCTCACGGATGAGCGACTTCTCTTCAATGGAAGGGCGAGGCATAAACTTGGCGCGGTCAATATCAAATGCGTATCCATTTGACTTTACTTCGCGCATCATTGATGACTTCTGGGCATCAAACCTGAAAGCAAGGCCCTTATAGTTGACGGCGTTTAGATATTGGGAGTTCTTGAAGTGACGAATGGGTGTGTCAAAGACTGCTGGTGTCTTTGACGCCGACTTAACCCGATTGGTTCCAGCAAACATGTAGTCTTTCCTGCTGGCTATTGCGACCTTTACGGAGTCAACATCTCCAGAAATCATCCTGTCAAAAATGGCATCTTCCATCTGCTTGAAGGCGCCAACGATTACCCCAGGCGGCATGTCAATGGCAGAGAGGCTCTTGACGTTCGTTGAGTTGGCCCATGATGCCCAGTTTGTACTATGGGTGTCAACCCCATAGAACTCGTATGAAGCAGCACTCTTCACTACAAAGCCAAAATTAACGCCTTGAAGAGCGTCATGAAGAATGGCTACTTTTTTCATTTCCTGTCCCCAATCACACGCAGTAGTGTCTGCTTGCTTGTTGTGAGTCTGTCAATTCTCTGTTCAACGATTCGCCCGAGAATGTCAATATGTGTTTTCTCAGCATCAGAAAGTTGTCCGTCGCTGTAGAGGCGAGTCTTGAAATTTGTGAAGTTGAACGCCCTGGCCCTCTTGAGCAAGGTGTCAATCATTTTTCTAAAAGCAAACCTCTGATTCTCTTTTAGTTCAGCCCAATACTGCCTATACATTGCCGCCCTCTGGGCGGAATAGAAATCATCCACACCCATCTTGCTGCGCTTGGCTACCTCAATTTTATCTAAATCAGTCAATCCTGAGGTGAAGTTATTGACCATTACTGGCTTGGGGTTCTTGCCGTCGGTAACGGGGATAATGCTGCCTGGGTCTCTATCCCTCTGGTCAGATAGGTAGTCGGCAATCATCATTCGGGCTACGTCCTCTGGCTCGTAGTCCTTGAAGTCAATATTTCTGTCCATTCTGTAGCCGCGCATCACGCTGTCGGCATCCTGGACTAGATACTTTCTATTGTCGCCTTTACCGACAAATAGGACATCTGGCGACTCAAGACCGAGGTGTTCTTGAATGTCTGAAGCCAACCTCTGGCCAATATGCTCGTATCTTCTTGACGGGCTATGGAGGGTGTACTTGGTGCCATCCTTGCCCTCTACCAAGGTTCTCTTTGCGTCAAGTTTGGTCATCTTGAGCAGTGCCTTCTGAGCAAGAACCTTTTGAAGGATGTCTGGGGATATGTCAGCAAAAGAACCACCAGCATTGACGTGCTCAATGGCGTCATCAATGTTGTTGATTTTCTTGCCAATCTGGGCAACTGAATCAGTGCCAGCGCGCACTTGGGATGTCGGCTTGGCCTTCTTGCCCTTGCCAAATACCTCATCAACCCATCTCTGCGTTGGCTTCTTGCCTGGCTTGGCAACTATCTCGTTCGGATTGTCAATATTGACGAAGTCCTCTGAGTATCTGATTCCGTCACCAGTCTGAGCAACGACCTCCTTTAGTCTTGCCGTTGCGTCTCTATCCACTGGAATCTGGGCGGCAGAGTTGACGGTTCTGCCGAGTTTTCTTCTTTCACCAACGGTCAGCGGACGAACTTTTTCAAGGCTGATTGTTGAGCCACCTGGAGTTACATAAGTCAGTTTTGTTACCCCAGTGTTTGATAGGAGTCCAAGTTCCTGTCCACCAATGTCGCTTGGCTGACCAACTGTGACCAGATAATTCGCGCCTTCCATGTCTCTGTTGTCTGGAATGGCGCGAAGAACTTGCGCTGGCACTACTGGCTCCAGAACATATCCATCTCTGCGGACCATTCTGGCGATTCCAGATTGACGCACCTCACCCATTTGGGTGGACAATTCTCTGGAGCGTTGCTGTGCCAATCTGAGGTTTGCTACCCCAACGCGAGGAATTTGAGGACGGCGGGATTGAATTATTGAATCTGGCGGAGCCTCTCCAGTAATCAGTCGTGAATCGCCTTCTGTTAGGGCGGCATTGGCTCCACGAACCAGGCGGCGAATTGCGCCAATCGTTGCGCCAAGAGGCGAAGGAATATCAAAGAGTTTTTGTCCACACGTAGAAAGCCTGTTGTCCGTGAATCGGCCACCATACTGGTAGCCCTCAGGACAGCGTGATGTCCTATCCCGACCAGGCCCGCGAAGCGGAAGGTTCGGTTTTCCTGGCGTCAGCGCGCCCCATACTCCAGACCTGATTGGGCTACGGATTGGGCTGAGGTTTCCTGGAATAACCGTTGAGGCTACTCCTTGAGCAATCTGTCCAATAGTTGAGTGGCTACCAATGAGGCCTACCTTGACATCGTAATTTTTAGAAATACCAGCCCTTTTAGCGAGCGCCTTGTACTCAACGATGTTCTGGTTGCGATTGATTCTCTCATTCAGGATTCTGTGGGGTCGCTCAAATGACTTGTATGAGTTAGATACAAGTGAAATGCGCGTTACGGAAATGGGAATCATCCCATTGCAGCAATCGGAGTAATCAGCAGCAGCCATCGCCATCCTTGCGAACGAAAGGCATGGACTTCATGGCCCCAGACCACTCGTCCTCTCCTTCAATTTCCCAGTTCTTGTCATCGTTGATGAGACTTACAAAGCCTTTCTCCATCTCAACGAAATCTGCTAGAACCTTCACTGCGTGCTGCATGTCGTCAACGGTGACGACGGCGTCCTCAAAGCCCTCTTCGTCAGCCATGTTGAGCATTTTCTTGCCAGCGATTCTACGAAGACGGTCGTTGAAGTCGCTGTCGCTCCAGACAGAACCACGAACAACTCCCCTCATCTTCTTGCGACAGTTCTTCATGCCAGGGTGATGACAGCCCTCGTTTGGCCAGAGACCAGTTGTCTCATGGTGGAGCCAAGCGCAAATGTTGTTGAGTGGATACAACTCTGGGTGGTTTGCGAGAATCACCTTGCATCGGCGGAATCCACCAGGCTTGCGCATGATGGGACGCCAGTATCTGAGAAGCCTCTCAAGGTTGCCTCTTCTTGGGCCACGACCTCTGAGAATGTCGCCAGTGAGTTGCTCCTGCGGAACATCAAAGAGAACGTCCTGCGGAGCCTTAATCTCAAAATCACTCATTCTTATACTTCCTTGTTTTCAGCAGAACTGTTTACTGGGCTGGAGAGTTCCACCCTGAAGGAGACGGCTTTTTCGTATAAGCCCTTCTGCTTCTTTCCACTCTTCATTATGTCAGACCTGATTTGTACGCCGTTGAGCATACTGTCTTTAATTTTCTGATTTTTTCTTACGAAGATTCTATACCATCTCTCCATCTCGTCCTTGTCAGGAGTTGACCATAGATATCGGTGAAATTCCGTCTCCATGCTTTTGCGCAGACCAATGGCAAAGCGCACCGTATCCCAGAAAGAAACAACAGTGGGTTCAGCCCCCTCTGGGACAACCACACCATCGGACAATGGGCTTTCCGAGTCCAGAATGTAATAGAGATTGGACTTGTCAATCTTTGCTACGAATACTGCCTTCACTTCTTCTTGTCCTTCTCTTTGAGGAACTTCTTGACAGCGTCTGGCAGTGCGGCATCTACTTCCTCAATTGCCTTTTGAGACACAATGCGGTCACCAGACTCCAGAAGTTTGGTAGTCATGTCCTGAAAGGAATAAGGGTCAAAGATGTCAACGCCTTCTGAGTTGACAAATCTAATTTCAGAAATGTTGAGCGGACTCAACTCAACCTTCACTTTGTCTGCCGCTTTCTGCTGGAGATAGATGGTGACTGCTGGGAGATTAAGCCCGCCCCCGATTGGGCCGCCGCCCTGCATGAATAGAACAGCATCCTCGTCGCTCAATTTCATCTTCTTTAGTTTCAATGCTATGACATCTTTGCCAACAACTGGGTCGCGAGGGGGAACCTCTACCGAATTTATGTCCAGCATTGACAGTGGGTAGTGGATGACCTCAACCTCGCTCTTGTTGATTCCACCGAGAATGTAGGCCTTGAATCCAGGACTATTGGCATGTCCAATGAGTTGCGAATAATCGCCAGTAATGGCTGCCTCAATGTAAATCTCCAGAAGTTCAAGGTTCCTGGCTTCGCTATTACGGGAGTTGATGTTCCCCAGAACAGCAAGGGCAATGTTCTCAGAATCCTCTGACATGGTTGAAACGGAGTAGGCGTTATCAAATATGCCAGTGTTTCTTGAGTATCCCGTGCGTCCAAAAACCTCTGGTTTGAGCAGGATGTGAATCTTGTCGTTCATTGAGAAGAACTCGGACTTGTAGTTCTTCTTCTTGTTATTGGGCTCGGCGGACTTGAATCCAGAGTGGTGCATCCACCCAGAGATGGGGCGAGCCTCGTCTCCCGTCTTTCTGCTGATTCCCAAAGTTAGGTCAGCATCTCTCTGGATGTCCGCTTGTGAGCCAGACGACCTATCTCTTACTATTTTCTTTCTCTCGGCTAGAAGAAATAGTGTCTCCACAGACGCATCAACAGAGACAAATCTCTCAAACCCAGCATGCAATCTGAAAGCCAATTTCTCTAGAATCTCTATAATCTCTTCGTTGGTCTTTTTTTCCACCGCTTTCTTCAGGTATTTAGATACCTCAACATCGTTTTCCCTGACAGATACGGACGGCATTCGGATATCGTCTAGAATCTTCATTACAGTGTCGGTGAAGTCGTCGTAAGCGTCGTCAATATCCGTCGCATAGTTGGTGCCGTACATCTCATCCAACTTTGAGATGTCATTCATCATGGACTTAGATGCACTGAAGTGGTCAAATGGCTTGCCGCCAGCAGCCTTAATCTCCCTGATAACAGACTCATTGCGGCGAGAAATTTCTAGGGCATTGCTTGACTTCTTGGTTGACTTGCCGCGACGCTGTTTCTCCTCTTGACGCACATCTCTAATGGCATCAATAAGCAAGCCAGCCTCTCTCCGCTCATCGCCAGTCATTGTTGCCGAGGCTTTTTGGGCACGTCGCTCCATGTCGGACATGACCTTATCCAGGCCGTCTTGCTCAATAACTTCAAGAACCATGGTGCCATCTGGGTCAGGCTGACCCACCCTCAGTTTGGCTGGAGGTAGGACAACATCCTCTTTCTGACGGTCTTTGTTGGACTTGAATATTCCCTTGGACCCAGCAGGAAGTTTTACACGAACTTTCTTGCTCATTAGACAACGCTTTCTTTGCGATTTGGGTCAGGTATTTGACGTGATGAAATCCATCTATCACCTACAGCGAGACGAAGTATTGCATTTTCACTCATTGTTGCCAGTTCATTAACATACAGGCGCATTTTAACATCCCGAACCCTTAATCTTTCTGTTTCCGCCTGAACGCCAGCATTGGCCATATGATTTGTTACGCCAAGTTCATCAGCGATACCGCTAATTCTTTTTTCAGCCGTGGCAACATTCCACCCAAGTCCTGAACTGTCTCCCGATAGTTTTACTTCCCTGGGCATGCCCATTTCTTCTAGTAAATTGGCAACAATTTCTCCCCTTTTTGATTCCCTAGTTAGGCCAGCCATGGCAAAGGAGCCTTTTGGTATGACCAATCCAGAACCTGGAGCGGCAGATGCGTATGTATCAACTCCATAAAGATTATCCAAAGCATCTGGATTATGTTTTATAAATTCCCTTAGTGGTATAACTATGGCACGACTTGACTCTGGAGTTTCCCTCGCTGAATGGCCAGAAACAATATGGTTCAGGGCAAAGTGAACGGTGCCCCTATTGAGCGGAATATAGTAATATCCAGTACTTTCTGTGCCCATAGGCATTGTCGCCCCATAATCTCCAGATGGGCGCAAAATCAAATTTCCGTCCTCGTCAACTTCTGGTTCATAGGGAGTTTCATGAACCAGGAATAAGTCGTCCACCGAAAGTCCAGAGAAGTCGCTATCTCGTGATGGGCGCAAAAGTCTTTCTTTCGTTTCGTCACTTATGTCCATCGCTTCAACTTGTTCAATCCATTTCTGTCTTTCTTCTTTTTCTTTCCTTATTCCTTCTTCTCTTTGAATTTGCAATTTTTTCCTTGATTCTTCAACCATCTGGCGGCCAATGCGTGCCATTTCCTTTAATGTTTTTTCGGCTTCTGTATCACCTCTTGATGACGCATAAAGAAGCGCTGCGACAAATGCTGATTCATCAAGACTCCCTTCACTGTTTGCATATGTAACTGCATATATAAAGTCAGATGCAGCCTGTTTTCCTTCTTCAGATGATTCTGGAAATCCAGATATAACATAAGGATTCAGGGGCATATCTTTTATTTCTGGGTTGTTCGCAACAACTTCTGGTCGGGCACCAAACATGACTTTTTCACCAGCAAAATCCCAAACTTCTATTTCCCAAACCGTTCTAAAGCCCTCCAGACCCTCGTCCGAAAGTATTGTAGTTTTTTCTCCCTTGAACTCTCCTGGCTGAAGTCGCTTGGGTGTACCAGACCTTAATCCCCTGCCAGTTGAACTGCGTAATCCCCTGCCGCTAAACGGGTCGCTTGGGTCAAATACCGTAGGCTCCTCATCCATCCCCATTCTTTCCCGAATTCTTCTCATCGTCCTTCTGCCTGCATCTGCAGCCCTAGATACACCGTCGTTGGTATCTGGTGGAGGAAATGGATTACCGAACGGGTCGCTGGGGTTTTGTGTTGACTCTTCTCTAGTGAGCCTGCCTCTCGCCCTTGATGCGGCAGAAGAAACTCCTTGTCTTGCCGAGCGCGCCCTCTCCCTGTTTTTTTCTGTATCAATTCTTGCCCTTGCAAATCGCCCAGCATTGACGGCAGCATCCTTGAGTGGGTCGGGAAGTCCTTCTGGGGCAATTCTGTCAAGGCGCGAAGTTATTGCATTGGCTTGTCTTTGACTAAGTTTTCCGTCTTCAACAAGTTTGCCGACAACATAATCTGCGACATCCCTACCGCCCCTCCGCGCAAGTTCAAGACCTAGTTTCGTAATAGCAGCCTTGGGTCCAAATTTCATCGCTAAAGCAGTATCAAGAATCATTCCCGCTACTTCTTTTTCACCCTCGTCAAGGCCCATCCTCTCGGCAATAGCGTCAAGCGCCCTACCCTTGAGTCGCTCCCCAAGTCCACCTTTTCTCTTCTTTCTTTCTCTTCTCGGGCGAGATGTGTCAACTTCTGGAGTGGTCACTTCTGGAAGAGCAAACGGGTCGGCAAATGGGTCTGCAAAGGGGTTACTGCTAGACCTGAGGCCGCGAGATTCACCCCTCATTAGCCCAGTATGTGTAATTTCTGTTCCTGGAGT